CCCAATTTTGCGTCCTGAATACCATATCATCACCTATCATCGAAATAATATCTTCTGTAGATTCTTTAGTCAATATATTCCACAATTTACCTAAACCAACAAACTGTCCGTTATTTTGTATCTTAATAATTTTTACAAACGGTATAGCTTCACTAATTTTTTCAGCTAAGTGTAATGTTGGATCATCTTCATCAACACCTAAATATAGAGTTACATTATTTATATCTTTAACGGTTGTTAAAATAGAGGCAATAAGAGTTAATCGTTTATTCATTCTCTCTCGCGAAGGTACTAGGATAGCTATTTTCATATGTAGTTTGTTTTAATGTTAGGATTAAAGTACATGACTGCTGTAGCCATATTTGACACTGGGTGTATAAATTCTTTACATTTCGAAAGAGTGAATACTTCCATGTACGTGGCAATAGCATCATCTACTGACCCAGGTGTAAAGTGAGGTTCTTCATCTGTATAAAAATTAGTTCTTCTAGATTTAGGATTATAAATGCATTTTTTATATCGTTCAATAAATGAATTAATATCATAAAGATTATCTACAGCTAGATACAAGTATGTATTTTCATCTTTAAGTTTATCTATTTTTTCAAAATAATTAGAAAGTTCAGGTAAGACGTTGTCTGGCTGCTCACACTTTAGTCTATTGTTTCTTTTTAATATACCTATTAAATTAACTTTACCAGACGTAAAGATATATTTGTGTTCTATAGAATCTATGTATGGTCTCAGCAAATCAGTTGGTTTAAAATATTTTAATATTTTATTAAAGTTATTTCTCCACTCAGTTTGTTGATATTTATTAAAGGCTTCTTTACCTGTGTATTCAGTATTTGTATATACTTTTAATTCGCAAATTTCGTGTATGAACTCTCCGGTATCATATTCTTCGAACAACTTACCAAAAACCTCTCCACAATTGTAAGCAAATGCCCCGTAAGGTTGACCTTGTAAATTCCATGTTATCTTAACTACGTTATCTGTAGTTAGAGCGAGAAATGTAGCGACTTTATTAAAGTTTGAAAAAAATCCTCCTTCGTGAAAGAAGACCTTTAAATGTATATTTTTCATATTATTTTTCGCAAAAAAGAACACCAAAGCCATCAATCCATAGATGACCAATTTTTGTAATAGTAAAGCCAAGATTGGTAATTTTTGGAATTAATAAATTCTTTACATAATGACCGTGATATTCTATATATAAAGATGTAATATTAGATACGTCTTCAGGTGTAAAATCTAAAAACAGTAGTTCTCTTCCTTCTATATCACTTTTAATAGCATTTATATTATTTTGCTTTATTATAAGTTTAACTAAAGAGCTATCTTTAATGTTTTCAGCAAAGAAATTGGCGTTAGGTAAATTTAGTGAACGAAAATATTTAACTTCTTCTATAGAAGAATCAATACCTACTAGACTTTTAGCTCCTTGTGATAAAAGGTAAATAGGAGTCATTTTAGCTTGATCGGTTTCGTCCCAGCGACCACACCCAAGATCTAAAACGTTTTTATTTTGTACGTTTATATCTGGCCAGTGCACGATTGGATCTTCGGATTCTATTTTAAATTCTTGCATCTTGTTTATGTTTAATTTGGCGTAGGGCTTGTATTACACTTTCTTTAGTTACAAATGGTGGTTGATTTGGATAATGTCCGTGTTTTTTCTTGTATACTTCACGACCAGAATATACATTCTTCTCCCATTGTTCTTTGTTATTAGCTATAGATGAGTTATTAATTGCGTTAGGAGCTTCTGTTATGTATTTGTGACTGTCGTACAGGTCAGCAAACCACCAGAAAGGAGGATGGTATCCTGCTTTAATAATACAGTATGTATGATCTACATGCTCCCAAGCATTATAGTAATTTTCATCAATTAATCCAACCTCTTCTAGTACATCTTTAGTAAAGAAAGAAAACATCGCAACGGTATGCTCAAATAGTGAGACTTTAGCTGTATTATAGTCTACTACTAATTTTGGATTGGGCTCCGTACCCTGATCCAATAAGTGTCTATTGTGTAAGTCGAAGTCTTTAATTACCTGCTTACGGTTAAATGGCGATCCAGGACCATAGTTAAAGTGGTGTATTCCGCTTGCTTTGTGAGCTTCAATATATCTATTAAAAATAGAATTATCTAGTATAACCATGTCATCTTCTATAATAAAGATATAATCACAACCTTTATTTAGCAGATGTCGCATAGCTTTATTTTTAGACTTTGCTACGCCGAGATTAGTTTCATTAAGCAAGTAGCTATATGGTTTTTCGAATTCTAAAGACTCGAAATGTTTACCGTCGTTAACAATAACGAGCTCGTTGATAACCTCACACTCTTTTATAGACGTAAGTAAGTTAGTTAAGTAGTCTTGTCTATTGCAAGTAATAATTCCCACGCCTATCCTCATACATTAAATTAATGTATAACTTGTATAAATCAATCTACATAAATAAATAAAATATATGGCTAGTACCACAACAAATAGTCTTTATGTCAACATAAAGGAGCTTCCGTCGATTAATGATATCAATAACGGTGACTTCTTGATAGTTGAGACACCAGACGGTACTAGTATTATTGATTATCAGGACTTTTTTATTACCTTACAGAATACCACCTTTGAGTCCACTATTGATAACTTACAAACTGATACACAGACCCTTAGTACAGATTTAATAGACTTGGAGAATAAATTATCCCCAGTTTATATATCAAATACCGTTAATAAAACTTTAGACACTACAAACAATAATCAGGTCTTTATATCGACTAATACAACCTCTATAGTTGGTTTAACCCTTTTTGATAATAAGGTAATATATACTATACCTGCAAACCTACCTACTAACTTTTACACTAAAATATTAAGAGCAGGTTCTGGATCAGTTGATATTATACCTGGGACTGGCGTTAGTATTAACGGATCAACAGCTGGTGTGACGTTATCTGCTTACAGCGCAAATGAGGTTTACTGGATTGGCACTAATAACTACCTTGTAAGTGGTCAATTTAGAACAATCTAATTAGATTTTAAATTTCTCATACATCGCACGCTCTTTTTGTTCCATCTCTAGTGCGTGCTTTTGTTGCTGTACAAGAGCTTCTAGTTCAGTCAATTTATTAGGGTTAAATATAGACTCTTCATCACCATACAACTCACCACTTGGTGTTAAGTACTCAGATATAATATTAATACGCTGCTGACCACTAGCAGGTAATGGTATAATGCAAGGTGAGTCGTCTTTTGGAAAGAAGATATCTGACTCAATATTATGATAATATTGTTGATAGAGTACATCGAAAATATTATCAATTTCTTTAATATACTCTAGATTTGTATCTCTTAACCCATCGTCCACAATCTTAATGGATCCATCATACCTCAATAAGAAGATAATATCCAATGATCTCATTGATTCTTTAACTAAAGAGATGGTTTGATCAACAAAGGTTTTATCAAACCCATCGATGCCTTTATCATGACACCATAGTGTATAAACTAGGTTATCAATAGGGCATCGATCGTAAACTACCTTACTATCCTTATTATAATCACCCATCTGCTCTATCATGAAACTTAGTATGTCTAACTGAGTATCTTTTGAAGCGAGCGATGAGTGAGGTAGTTGTTTATCTTTAATTAAATCGCGATATGTTTTTTCTGGTGTTACATACTGAGGCCATACTTGAAGTATGTTAGTAATCAGGGTTGTTTTACCTGTATTTTGGCAGCCAGATATCGCGATTCTCATGAATAAATTTAATATATCTTATTGATAAATCAACCGTTATTCAACGTATTTCACTTTTGGAAATTCTGTCTTAATTACGTCGGTTTTGTAAGTTGGAATTGGTTTTCCACTATTTGGCACTTTATTGTTAAATTTCGGTGATTCACAGCTTACTAACAATAAAGTAGCTGCTAGAGTGAGGTTACATGTGTACATAAAAAATAGATTTTTGTTCTGCTTCAGTTAATTTTTTCATAGAACCGTTTTGAGGTTCAATAAAGACCCATCCTTCGTCGGTATATGCCATGTTAATAGCATGGTCACCGTATACTCCATTAGTTCCAGCAGCTGTATAATGAATCTCTGCTACTGTAATTCCTTCATTAATACCATTACTTTTTCGATGAGAGATATGAGCTAGTGCTCTAAATAGACTAGCGAAATTATCGCAGTCAAATTTTTCAGTCCATTCATAAAGATCTAGCTCTTTAAGAACACCAATATAAAAGGGAATATATTCTTCCTTTAGCCATTTAGATGTAGGCATGTTATATTCACCATCTGGGAATGTCTTCTTGTAAACAAGTTTTAGGAGGTCACTTTGTCTAAGCTCTGTGGCAGTAATTTTTTTCATGATTGTCTTAATTTGTAGAGTAGTTGATCTAACGCGGCTTCGATTTCATCTTGAATATTTTTAAGTGAACCACTATCACTTGCAGTAATGGATTTATTAAAGTATTCCATAAGATCATTTCGAATAGTTGTATATACTTCTAATAGATATTTATCGTAAGCTGGTAACTTTAAAGCATAAACTGTAGGTAGCTGTACTTTTCTCCATAACGGATTTCGACCGTAATATACTTCAACTAGTCTGTCTACAAGAGGATCAAGCTCTTCGTATGCTTCACCTAAAGCTTTATGTTCTGCATGACTTTCAGTCTGCCAATGATCAATCTTTAATCGATTGAGTAGGTTAAGTAGTATTGATAGTTTCATAAATTAAACTTTTAAAGCAAGATCCCAGACGAGTAAATGTAAACGAGGACTAAAGTTTACACACATTGCTTTAGCATATTCTACTACTGCTGGAGCTTTTTCAATATGTTCATTTCTAGAGCCACAACAAGGCATAAACCAGACGTTAGTAGTAGGTACACCAATATCGCCATCAGGGTTAATGTATTTTCTATAAATTTCATCTAAATCTTCTGATTTACTTATTACAAATTTAAAATCTGAACCGTTTCTTACATGCCATTTTAGTACATCTGGTTTATAGGTCTTTTCTTCTGGATCACCGTTAGTAGTTAGCTTAGGTGAAGTTGTAAAAGTAACTTTAAAATTTCTCCAGCCAGGATTTGGCATTATAGTAGCATTAGTTTCAAAATCAATATGAGGTAAGAACCCATACTTCTCCTTAAACGCTTGACAAATTTTAAGTAATTGATTCTGCTGAATCAGAGGTTCACCGCCAGTAAGCTTCCAAATAGCGCCAGCCTGTAGTTTATCGATATAACCTCTACTCTCCATATAACTAAAAATTTCAGTAAAGGTCATCTTATTCTTAACTGACCAGGACACATACGAATCACAACCATTAGGTGAATCTGCAGATGCGAACCCGATACAAGTAAGGTTACACATTGACATCCTCATAAACACAGAGGGTTTACCAATATGTCTACCTTCCCCTTCTACAGTATAGAAGATAAGGTCATCACTTAAAAACAAAGTTTCGTTATCACAGTCAATATTCATACTTTAACTAATTGTAATGTAGTTCATTTAAATTTCAATCTCAAATAAAAATTATTTTTTGTATATGCTATATACCTATATGAGTATAAATACTTTTACATATGTCTCGTAAAGTAGCGCGTAAGCGTAAAAGTGACGGGTTGGAAGATGTAAATGAGATACGTTCATCTTTACAGCAGAACTGGTTCTTAAATTTCAAAATTAAGAAACCTTTTCATTTTAATGAGCTTCATAAAAATTTTTATGATTGTATAAGACAAGATGAAACTAATATGGTGTTTGTGGATGGACCTGCAGGTACCGGCAAGAGTTATATATCTGTTTTAGCAGCTCTTGAACTTTTTAAAGAGCAGAAAATTAAATCAATCATCTATATTAGATCTGTTGTAGAATCTGCTTCTAGATCTATTGGAGCTCTACCCGGAGAGGTTGATGATAAGTTTTCACCTTATGCTGCACCATTACTTGAAAAGGTAAAGGAGATTACAGATGAAGGCACCTTTAATCTCCTTAATTCTAACAATGTTTTACAAGCAATTCCTGTTAACTTTGTTAGAGGTCTAACTTTTAACGATGCTGTTGTTATTGTTGACGAGTTTCAAAACCTAGATATGGCTGAAGCTATTACTATTCTTACTAGGTTCGGTCGCAATACTAAATACATCCTATGTGGCGACTCATTTCAAGCTGATATCGGTAACAAAACCTGTATCAATAAGCTTATAGGTGCATTTGATACCGACGAAAGTACTTCTAACCACATTCACTGTTTTAGATTCGGTGAAACCGAAATCGTTAGAAGTAAGATACTACGCTTTATTGTTAAAGCGTTAGAGAGGATACCACGTATTTAACCCCACGTTGTGCCTTCAAACCAACCTCCCTTACCGCTCGATACATTATTAAAGACTGGAGCGGCTGTGCTGTGTGTTTGAGTAGGTGTTGCTGCACTAATATTAATCTCTGCTGGTGGTTCAGGTAGAGATGTATTACCTGTTGATGTCTCTGCTACGACAGCGGGAGACTCAATTCTTTCTACAGGTTCAGCTTTTGATGGTGCTGTATATATAGCTGAATTATCTTCATGCTCAAATACCTCTACTTTTTCTACCCAGCATCTCCCGCTTGTTAATGAGCAAATATATTGTTGAGCAATATCAAAAACTACTTCAGCTGTACGTTCAATACCTACTCCTTTGTCAAAAACTCGTAATTGAATAAGGCCTTTACGATCGAGCTCTCGAAAGGTTTCAAGCTCAGGATCATCACCAGCTACACACGTTGTATGATCAAACAAATGATTGAGCTGTGCTTTAAGCTGTTTGAGACCACCAAAATCAACTAACCAGTGATTATCATCTAATTGTGATCCACCAAACCAAAACTTAGCAATTAATTGATATCCATGAATAAAGCGACAATGTGAATGTGTTGCTCTCCATTGTCTAAATGCGCAAGATCCTAACTCAATTACCTTAGTTGATTCATATTGTGACTTCATCTGTTAATTGTAATCTATCTCAATTAACCTATCAACTGGTATTTAAATATTATTCTTACTTTCGATTATCTGTATTTACTTATTCTAACGAAAAATAAATCAACTGACAGATTTTTAAGCATCTTTAATAGCTATTAGTTGTAGCTTGTTTTTATCTATTTGATCAAAAAAAGCAATATATTTACCACTATCTGCATTAAATTCAATCCTAACAATGTCATCTTTGTTGGTAGATATACCTTCACTTTTAAATTTAAGTCTTTTGGTATTAGAGTTTTTTATATCATCTGCAACGGTGGCGCCACTTGCATCACGTACAAAAGTATCTTTGAAAGTATGACTTATTGTACCGTCTATAATTTTATCCTCTTTTACTCCACTCATATAGACAGGTACAGTTCTGTTTTTTTCAAGATGCTCCTTAATTGCTATATCTGGTCGACCTGAGTAGTATACATTTAGAGCTTTTCGACCCAAACTAGCAAGTTCAGGTGATATATGCTTACCAACATTTTTTACAGAGGTTTTAATTCCACTCCATACAGCTCCAGGTACCGCTTTTGCTACTTTACCCATACCTCTAACGAAACCTCTACCTACGTTTGCTAACATATTTCTAAAAGCTTCGTTATGGAGCTCGCGCTGCGTATACTTTTTCATTTTAAATATTTATATTGTTTATTGATAAATTAACGAACTATCATAGTATAATAGTATGACTGAAATGAATTCGAATAGTATCCTACCCCTTGCAAACAGTAATCATCCTTGCACCGACGAAGAAAAGCGGTTAATTATTGAACGTGCTGCAGTAGCTTATGGTTTGTATCTTGACGCTCTTGGTTTTGACTGGAAAAACGATCCTAATTCAGATAATACACCTTTACGCGTAGCAAAAGCGTTCGTTAATGATCTTGCTCGTGGTTGTTATGACTCACCACCTAATATTACTGCATTCCCTAACGATGGTTATGACGGTATTGTAGCTCAATGCAATATTCCTGTTCATTCGATGTGCAGTCACCATGCTCAACCTGTTGTTGGTGTAGCTCATGTCGCATATATTCCTAGTAAAGACGGTAAAGTAGTAGGTCTAAGTAAACTTAACCGTATTGTCGAGTTTTACGCTCGTCGACCTACTCTTCAAGAGGGACTTACTATGCAAATCTTTGGAGCTATCAACGAAGCATGTGAAGGTAACCTTGGAGTAGCAGTATTAGTTAAGGCTCAACACTTTTGCGTGTGTGGCCGTGGGGTTAAGCATCATGGTGGTAATATGGTAACTAGTAAACTGTCAGGAGACTTCTTAAATGACGATAAGACTCGTACTGAGTTCTATAAGTTCATCGATATGGCTACAGCATAACGAACATTAGTATAATGAGGTCGAAGTATATGAATATTTTTGTTACCGACCCTGACCCTATTGTTGCAGCACGAGAACTTTGTGATAAGCATGTTAGAAGTAAAATGCAAATAGAATCGGCAATCATGTTAGCTCATGCGTTCGATCAGTCTACCTTAAATCATCCGTCTGTGCCTCGTACTAAGACAGGTAAACCACGTAAAAGTGGTAAAGGTTACTTCAACCATCAGTGCACTGTATGGGTTCGTGAGTCGAAAAGTAACTTTCAATGGTTAGTAGACCATACTCTCGAGATGTTTAACGAACGAATGTATCGTTGGCCTAATTCTGCAGAGCATTTTACCCTTAACTTCATTAAGTGGTGTAAGGAAAACATTAATAGTACTATAATGCCTGATAAAGGACTAACTCCTTTCGCAGTTGCTATTAGTCCTGATAGTGAGTGTCGTAAGACTGTAGGTTTTAACGAACTATCCGTAGTTGAGCAGTATCGAGAGTACATTTGCAAAGATAAAGACTTCGCGATCTGGTCAGTTAGAGAAAGACCTGTGTGGTTTTCTTAGACCTTAACATCGATATTTTTATCAGCGATGTTCTCTTGACTGACGTCTATTATAGCATCGAGTTTTTTCTCAATAAAGTCTTTACCTACGAGAATCTTATAAATGTTTGATGTTCTATTACTTATAGAAAAAAGTGTATCCTTATAAAGCTGACCACCTACAACTACATCGAACTTTACAACCGGTCTCTCAGTAAATTTTTCCTCTCCAACGTTAATTTCAATTTTCTCTATTAGAGGCTTAACAAGTGTCTTGTTGTTTACAGTTCTAAAGAAGACCTTATCTCCTTGATATTGTATATCAACGCCATGCAGAACGTTATAAGCACCGTTACCAGAGTCTAATTTAGCCGGTATATTATCAAGACCAGGGCCTAAATCAAAAAACTCAATTAACCCTAGCAGTGTTTTTTCTTGAAAAAATTGCTTAAAGCTGTTCATCTTCATAGCCAGTTGAAAACATGAGATTGGTATCAGAATGATTGTGTGAATCTTTATGACCTCCATCACAACCACAATCTTCACTGTTAGAATACTTAAGCCAGCCGTAAACAGAGTCAATATAGTCAGCAGCTTTTGTAATCTTAGCAGCTACCCAACCTTCTAGTGAAGGCATCTGTTTAACCATCTCCATTAGCTTGGGAGAATACTCAGCTAGTTTATAGAGATCGGCACACGCCATCTCTATCTCACTCTCATCATGCTCTTCACCTTCTTCATGGTCATGATTGTGAATTTGATCAGCGTCTGATGGAGGACTGATAGCCATTACAATCGGACTACCAAGAGTTGACATTCCAGCAGCTGGACTAATACTTAGTTCCTGTACAACTTTATATCTTTCAGATAAAATCTGCTGATCTTGCTTTGTAAACATATAGTTATTTATACTTAAGTATATTTTTTATCTGAGCTACATCATTTATATTACTTTTAACCTCTTCAGGTAAGAAGTAATCCAGAGCTTTATTGATATCCTGTGCTAGAAGCTCTCTTGTAATCGTACCTGATATGCCCCCCTCTTGAGATGGTATTTCTTTTACATCAACTAAGGGATATTTTTCTTTATGTTTACGAAAATATTCGTATCTCTTCATATCATCATTTTTGTCACCAGGCTTTCGAGGACCACCAGCACCGACTATAATTCTTGTATCTTTATTATTATCAGCGTATTCTATAGTGGAGAGGACAGGTGATTTCTCAGCTACAACTATTTCTATAGGTTTTGATAAGTACTTAGAATATATCTTCCATATGTAAGCGGACATATCTGGGGTTACAGCTACACCATCTCTTTCTCTTTTACCAATATAAACTATACCTCTTTTAGCATCCTGTAAAATGTGTTGTAGAGCCATAAAATGACCCTTGGTAGGTGGTTTAAACCCACCTGGTAGTATAGCTACTGAGTCGCCTTCCTGCTCAAAAAATAATTTAAAGGATTTCATTAAGCAGTTGGATTAGTAGCTCCAGGGGTAGGTCTTCTGAAATTAATTTGCGAAAATCCAGGTTTACCTTCGTCACCAACTCTCGTTACCATCTTTGTTATGACTGGAGGATCATCTTCGTTACTACCGACTCTAGACAGAGCGAACCCTTCTGGTACTGTGGTCTCCCATATATCTGGTCTCTCTTGTGACTTTGGTACATATGTACCAAGAAGATCATTTTTAGTAATCTCGTTAAATATTTTAATAAGGTTGTTCTTTAAAACAGCGATAATTCGTGTTATTTGAAAGGCTTTTTGTATAGATGGTTTTAGAGCTTTTAATTCAGCGATAACCTTATTCATTTTTTCAGTCTTATCTTTCTTCTTCTTTAACTTCCTAGCCCTACTATTATCCTTTTTTTTGCCTTCCTCTTCCTTTTCTACACTTTCAATCTCTTTATCTACGATGTCAAGTTCTTTTTTGTGCTTGATTGACATGTAGTTAATAAACTCATCAGCTGACACTTTTGGATTTTCTAGAAATCTACCTAATCTTACTTCTGTATTTATGTAAGTCTTTAGCTCTGCTGTGTAATCAGCTAATCCACTGAAGTCAATAGAGTTAGCTAACCTTAAAGCAGTGTTCTTCTTCTTATTAACATCTCTTAATAATAATTTACCAAATTGACTTTTTACATTCTTTGGTTTATTTGTTAATATGTTAAATAAAAACACTGTCTTTGATGGAGAAAATTCCTCTGGAGTCGAGGTATACTTTTTAACCTTCAGAATCCCATTCTTAACCACATATTCAATATGGATAGCTACTCCAATCTTAGAATTTATAATCTGCTGTCCATAAGGACTATCAGGGTATACAGCATATATAATGCCAGAAGGATTAGGTCTAAATGTTATAAATTTATTTTCATTCGCGACACCATCAATTGTCTTAGGAGTTATTACGTCCTTGATTCTGTTATCAAACATATAATCCATTTGATATATGCCTCTTAAATTAAGAGATGGTAAATATTCTAGTGCTAGATTTAATTTTTCTGCTAGCCCAGGTTTGGCACCATAATATGTATTTACATCTTCCGTATTATAGCAAATCTTACGCTTACCAGTCACCTCATCTTTTTTACCAAAAACTGACTTAGTACCAACGAAGAATCTACCATTAACATCAACACCAGCGACTATAGCAGGTGAACCATCGAACTTGGTACTGATTTTGTAATCAGACTCATCCAAAAAGTAGGAAATTGAAGCGTCTATTTGATTTAAAGCCTCCTTAACTCCTTGCTTACCTTTGTTTAAAATGTTCTCCTCTAGGTGATCAATATGCTTAACAGCTCCTTCGATATCATCGAAGAACTCATTAACTAACTGGTAGTGTTGCTTAAAATTTCTCATTAAAAATATTTTTGTAAGGTTGTTTCCATATCTTGATTCGAAGAAGCCACTGCATCTACATTGCCAGCGTCTACTTTAAATTCGCTTTTTGACTTCAACTTAACCAGATTAATCTGTTTAGGTATAATTCCACGTGATGCATTTCTTATATCAAAACTAAATAAATTATTTTCTGTCTCAATCATAACAGATACACCCTTTCTTCGTTTTTTATTACCTTTACTCCTATAATACGGGTATTTTACTTTTACAGCCTCAATATCACCTATAAAATCATCAAGATCATCAGAGGTTGTTAGGTCAATAATTTCGTGTCCGGAAGATTTTCTCTTTACATAAATGTAACCATAATCAAAAGCGGATTTTAATAATTTCTTTAAAAGTGGTATATTAGCTAAATCAGTCGTGTCTTCAATATCCTCTAAACCTGGTTGAGAATCTACCTCATTTAAATAATCTGATAAACCCTGCTCTACCTTTTTAATACCTTCTTCATTAATACCTGATGCCTCAAAAACCTTCTTACCTATATCACTCTTTTCACCATTAAACTCAACTGTTTTTGTTTTGCGATCTACGCTAAACATACCAGCAGCTCCATTATTTGCTACGGTTATACCACCTATATCTTTTAATGAAATATAAAATACATCTCCATCTTCATCTTTAAGTGCTAGATCTGCAATAACCTCTCCTTTATCTTCAGGTCCATCAGCATCTAAAGGTCTTTTAACCTTTCGATCGAAATCTATACCATCTTTAATACCTGTAAATGTTATATCAAGCTTATCCTCTAATTCAGTTAAAAATGCAGGCTTGTCAATATCTTCACCAAGGCCTATTTTAGTAAAGTATTCCTCAAGAGACTTTAAAACATCACGTTCATATTTCATGCCCTTGTTGGAAGCAGCGCCTCCACCTAGAACAATCTGGTATTCAGTAGAACTATCATCTGTAACTACATATGTTGGGTACATAGAGGATGCACCTACATTCTTAGGTAATATATCTTTAATTACGAGATTAATATCACGTAAGGTATCTTCAAACTTTTTAACTAACTCTTCTCTTGAGGATGTACTATTTTTATCACTAGGAGTAACTCGGATAGAACCATCCTTAACACTACTTTTAAAAGTAGTTTCAGTGTCTTTTATTGCTTTCGAAAGCTGGGCTTTACTCTTATAGATAGTATCTTCCCGCAAGACTGTTAAGTGCCTGGGTTTAGGAACATCTACCTTACTAACTTGACTATAAGCTTGTATTAATCTAATATTCATTATGCATCAGATAAGAGGCTATCTATACTATCAGAACTGTCTGGTAAATATCCTTCAATTAGATCTCTAATTAATCTAGGGTCTTTGTGATTCGATAGTAATTCATCTATACTTTCTGAATTAGGTGGTAAATAACTTTCAATTAATTCTCTAATTACACGAGGATTGGTAGTATTGACTTTTAATAAAGCATCATTAACCCGGTTAATTTGATCTTCAGGTGGCTTATAAGCAAACGCTTGCGCTACTAGAGAAATATATCCTTGCTCAGCAACAGACACTAAGGGTTCTGCAGATTGATCTGGCTCCGCTGCTGGTTCTGCTGCTGGTTCTGCTTGATCAGTAGGCTGATTCTGAGCTTCGTCTTGCTCAAGAAGTTTAAAGTATTTGTTAATTAAGTTTAAAGTCTTCATTTCGTTATAATATATTAAGACATTAATAAAGCGTCGTTAACATGAGATATCTGCTCATCTGTAGGCTTATAAGCAAACGCACGCGCAGCTAAAGAAATATAACTCTGCTCAGCAATAGATGTTAAAGGCTCTACTGTTGGTTCTGCATCTGATGGTGGTTCAGACCCTGTCTCTGTCGGGTCAACAGGCTGACCAGGATTTTTATCCTGTTCCAGAAGCTTAAAGTATTTGTTAATTAAATTTAAAGTCTTCATCTTGATATATTCGCAGCCATTTTATCAAGCTCACTTCCTACTGCAAATGCAGCTCTTTCAGCCCTTTTTTTAAGCTCTGGATCTGCTAGATTAAGCATATCGGTAAGTGGGTTAGTTTTTTTCATGGCAGGGTCTTCAGCTTCTTCTGAAGGAGCTAGTTTGCGACTAGGTGGACGGTGGGTTAACTTAACTCTCTTACCATCTCTACTTACTATCTCAACAGCTGTTACAACAGAACCTGTACCTTGAATGGGTACAATAAAAAAGTCTAGCTTACCTGACTTATAAAGAGCGAGCGCATCTTCTTTAAACTTATTAATTATATCTAATTGATCTTGGTAATCTGAATCAGGTAAATTTTGCTCTACAATATGTAGGAACTTTGTCATACTAGTATTTATGTGTAAAGAGCCATTTTAGTTTGGATAGACTTAAAATAGGTATCGTTTAAAAACTTTAAATTATTAGTTTTAAGGAACCTCTTAAGCTTTTGCAAATTTAAATTTAAGGCATCAGGTTTTTTAAGTTTATCTAGAGTTACTATCGATTCAGCATCCTTATTAAGGGCTAATTTATAGAATATATAGACATCAAGTTCGTTATTAATAACAGGTATAGGTAGTATACTACTAATCTTATTAATCATATATAAATAATGTGATTCTACTAGTAACGATGTGTCATGATATATAACGACTCTATAACTAGTCTTATTATTTCTTATAATCTCACATAAATTATATATAAAGAAATTGTAGTATAGATTCTTTATATCTCTTTTCCTATATTCGCACTCCAATCCTATATCAATACAAAACTTAATTGTATCTCTATGTGCTGCATCAATTATTATACTAGAACTTATCAATAATATATTATAATCAGATAGTATAAGATCTATCATTATAAAACAATTTTATACAAGTTCGTTATTATTGCAATAAGACTATTTTTTATCTTTTATCTTAAATCTACACAGTCGACAATTGATAATACCATTGTAGTAATCATCGCTAAACAATACATTACATTCAAATTGCAATTTAGCTTCGAAGTATGCTAGCTCAGCCTTTGACTCACACCACTTTACAATATTAAAGGTAAATTTATCTTTACCATATAACTCAATATCTTTGTTAAGCTCTAAAGACGATGAGGTGTATGACTTCCAATCAGTTTCAACGATTTCGTGACGTTTATTTTTCTTACCTTTTAGAGGTTTGCGCTTTAAAACAGATACACACTGCTTTTTACCGATATACTTCTTGTTGTTTACGTTATTTGTTATAACATATATAAAGCCATAGGGTTGATGATCACTTTCAAGAAGTAATTCTGTTGTCCAGTGGCCTGTATTTATCACAATGAAGTATTAATGACCCGTTTCCTTTTTTTCGACTTCTTTTTAGATCTCTTTCTTTTAAAGAGTGTAGGTATGCTGGGTCGACGCTGTATATTCTTGCCTCCCTTAGGAACTCTTGCATCTCCACGGGCATAAAAATCAGAAGAATTTATATTAACAGCTGGATCAAAGCCTCCTGCTGAAGTACCGAGAGCTCCTCCTGCTGAAGTATCTTCTTCTAGTATATTTATAAAGGCTTTTTCAAACTTACTTGTTGAGTCCATCTTATATATACTTATATTGTATGATGAGCATTATGGAGAGATATATCGAGGAGATTAAGCAGGACTTAATTGTTAATGACTTTAATATTAAAGAGGTTCAGCTTAGATTACCCGCAAGAAAGCACTTCTGGGTAGCTCGTCTTATTGATGCTAAGATTAAACGTAATAACTTACTACGAGATAAGAAGAATCTAAAGAAAGATATATCTAAACGTATTGTAGAGTTAAGTCCTATTAAAATGACCTCAGTAGCGGCCGAGATTGCAGCAGAGAGCTCAAAAGAGGTAGAAGAAATTAACGATCAAATTAAAGAATACGATTATATTATTGAATACCTCGAAAAGGTGGAGAAGATATTCGCTAGTATGCATTGGGAGATACGAAATATCATACAGATCAACCAATCAGAACAAGCCTAAGTGATAATTAAGTTTGACTACAAGCAGACAACAGATAAACTTACATTTATCTGTGATGATAGCGACGTGTTCACACAAGTAAGAGAGCACTTTAGTGTAGACAATAAGGGTGCTGTATTTGCGAGACGTAGAGGAATGTTTGTAGCTCGTAGAAAGTATATTATAACACCTACTGGTACTTGTGATTTAGGAATGTATTGGGATATAAGAAAATATCTCATACAAATGCAAGTTGTTGCTGACATATCTATAAGTGATAGCCTACAAAAAGTACTTGATGGTAGTAATGACTATACTCTTAGTGAGGACTTTAAATTATCTTTAAGAGATTATCAAAGAGAGGTAATCGTTAAGGCTCTTAAGATTGGTAGAGGTGTTTGTGTGTTAGGTACAGGTGCTGGTAAGACATTTATTACAGCTGCTCTAATAGAAAGCTTTTTTAATAACGCTAATAATAAAAACACCTTTAAGTGTTTATTAATTGTACCTGATTTAGGTCTCGTAACTCAAACATATAATGAGTTTTTAAATTGTGGAGTGACCTTTAAGACTACTAGATGGACTGGTAGTATAACTCCTGACCTCACCGCAAATGTAATAATATGCAATACCGGTATTTTACAGAGTAAGTTTGAAGATAATGACTTTCTTAAATTCGTAGATCTGCTAATTGTAGATGAGTGTCATAAAGTAAAGTCAGGTAACGAAATTACTAAAATAGTATCTAAGATAAAGACTAATAGCAAATTTGGCTTTACAGGTACATTGCCAGAAGAACAGATAGATAAATGGAATATTATTGGTAAATTTGGACCAGTTATTTTCGAAAAATCTAGTTATGAATTGAGATCAGAAAACTTTCTAGTCAATGTTCAAGTTAAAATACTAGATATTACATATAAATGTAAGCCATTAAGGTTAACTGATAATGAATATAGAGATGAATTGTCATTTATATACGATAATAAGTATCGTAACGAAGTTATCAATACTATCTGCAAAAGATTAAACAACAATACTCTAGTGCTTGTTAATCATCTAGCTCATGGTGAGGCAATGTTTAATTACCTTAGTAATATAGGCGATAGACAAGTTTTTTATATTAGAGGTGAGATCGAAGTAGAGGAGAGAGAACGTATTAAAAATTTAATGGAGAAACACAGTAATATTATATGTGTAGCTATTAGCGCTATTTTCTCTACAGGTGTTAATATTAAGAACCTGCATAATATTATATTTGCTGCTGGTGGAAAGTCGTTTGTAAGGACAGTACAATCAATTGGTCGTGGGTTGAGACAGCATGAGAGCAAGACTAAGCTCAATATTATTGATATATGCGATAATCTTAAGTACGGCAAGGCTCATTGTAAAAAGAGACAGGATATTTATGATGCAGAAAAGATAGAATTTTCTATTAAAAGAATTATACAGCCTTGATAATAACATACCCACCCATATCATTAGATATGGCTAAGGGTGTAAAAGAATTTTATGTATTACCTAAGGAGTTTAAAGACTCTCTTAGAGCTTATTACGAAACTGATATATTAACTGATGATCTCGCAGATAATATTAAAAAGATAGCTTACGGTCTAAGCTTCAATCCGTCATTTATTAACTATTCGTATAAAGAGGAAATGATAGGAGATGCTCTTATTAAGATGTATAGTGCTCTTAAATTTAAAAAGTATAATTTTGACGCTAACTCAAATCCCTTTTCTTACTTTACAACAATCGCTTTTCACGCATTTATTAACCGTATTAAAAAAGAAAAACGTCATCACGAAACTCTTAAAAACTATAGAGATAGGGTGTATGAAGATAGTATGATAGAATCCTCTACAGGTAGCGGTCACTCAATTTACGTTAAGCCTATGGACTCAGACTATTATGACGGTTACAACAGCGAAGAAATCTAAAATAGCTATAATATCAGATCTGCACCTTGGGGTGCATTCTAATAGCACGTTCTGGCATAATATAGCTATTGAATGGGCTAATTGGCTCAAAGCAGATCTTAATAAACGTAATATCAAAGATATTATCTTCTGCGGTGATTGGCATCATAATAGAAGTGAGATATCTGTTAATACCTTACAGGTATCAGCTAACATATTAGATATACTTCAGGAGTTTAATATTTTCGCTATACCAGGTAATCATGACATGTACTTTAAACATCGAACTGATGTTACATCTCTTTCTATCTTCAAACATCGGAAGAATGTAAATATATTTGATAGTATGACAGTAGTTGAGTGGTTTGACAAGACTATTACCTTATGTCCATGGAATACAACCGTCGAAGATATTCCTAAATGTGATGTTATATTTGGTCATTTCGAGATCGAGACATTTAAATTTAGTAGTACTCAAATATGTGAAGAGGGAATTAAAGTAAAAGATCTACTATCTAAATCTAGATTAGTTTTCTCAGGTCACTTTCATACCCGGCATGAGAAAGTCTATAGTGCAGGTACTATTCTATATGTAGGTAATCCTTTTCAGATGGACTTTGGTGACGCAGGTAATAGTAAAGGATATCATATCTTAGATTTAGACTCAATGGAGTATGATTTTATTGAAAATAAAATCTCACCTCTTTATGAGAAACTTACATTGAGCGATCTAGTTGATGAAGGTAATATAACTAATAGAATTAGACATATTGTATCAAATAATATTGTTAAATTAAAAGTCGATAAAAATATATGTCAAGAGGATATGAATATTCTTCTTAATAAGTTAAGCCTGCTTAAGCCTGAAAGCTTATCAGTTGACTATGATATTAATTTTAATAGAATTCTAGACGAAAATAAACATAAAGAGGATATGTCTGGTATTGATATTAGCCAAGCTATAACAGACTTTATTAATTTACTAGATATTGAAGAAAAGAAGGATATAATTGAATATACCCTCGATTTATATCGTAAGTGCTCATAATGAAATACGTTAACTTTAAAAGAGTAGTAGCAAAGAACTTTCTATCTATCGGGGAAGAGCCGGTAGCGGTTAGTTTTAAGAAAGGATTACATGTTATTACTGGCTGTAATAAGGACAAACCTGATCGTCGTAACGGTGTTGGTAAGTCTTGTGTTGCTGAGATCATTTACTTTGCTATCTTTGGTGAGACACTAAGAGAGATTAAAAAGGATTTAATTCCTAATAATGTGACTGGTGGTAAGACTCAAGTAGAACTTGACTTTGAGCTTATTACACCTGCATCTACAAAGCAATACAAGATCGTTAGGTATATGAACCCTACCAAGGTTCAATTATTTGAGGATGATATAGATATTACTCTTGATAGTACAAGTAATACAACAAAACATATTTGTGATGTCATAAGTGCATCTCCTGCTATATTTCAAAACTGTGTTATTATGACAGTCAATAATGCGGTGCCGTTTATGGCAAAGAGTAAGATTGATAAGCGTAAGTTTATTGAGGATATCTTTGGACTCGAGGTATTTAGTGAAATGATCTCACGCTTGCGTTCTGAGTATAATGATACAAAAAGAGATCTTGATACACATCAAGCTAAGTTTGGTGAAGTAAATCAAAACCTTAAAAACTATACTCATCAACGAGATACTACACTAGCTAAGAGGCAGGAAAAGAAAGAGCTATATTACAGTCGTAGAGAGAGTAACCTAGCTGAGATACAAACTATTACTGAATATATTAATAATCTTGATAATGCAGATGGATCATCAAGTATCAACATTATCGAGATTGAGAAAAATATTAAAGACTACGAGAGGGGTGTAGATAAATGTGACGATTATATCTCTAATATTAATGTTGAGATAGCTGTTAGTAAGCAAAAGATTACTGATATGCAATCCTCTTATAAGAAAATAGGAACATCAGAGCATAAATGCGAAGTCTGTTTAAGAGGTATTGAAGAACACGACCTTGCATATATAAAGCAAGAGAAAGAAAAACTAAAAGGTGATATAGTACTGCTTGCTACTAATGTAAAGCAGAAAACTGCTGAACTGGAAGAGTATGTGGATAAGAAGAAACGTATTAAAAATATTATAGCTAGTTCTCATCAAACTATTTCAAAGCACAATCTATCCAAGCAAGATAAAACAAACAAGCAGCAACGAATTGATCAGCTTAAAGGCTGGTTAGATGAGCTTGATTCAGATATCTTAGCTATTGAGAGTAACGATACCACGTTCGATAAGCTAATTAGTGATACAGAATTAAGAGCAGCTGAAATGACTGCTGTAGGAGATACTCTTAATAAGCAGCTTAGTAAGTTAGATATAGTTAAATATATTGTTAGTGAGGAAGGAGTAAAATCTTACATTGTTAATAAGCTACTCGAAACTCTGAATGGTAGATTGTTATACTTTCTTAAGAAACTAGACTCAAACTGTATCTGTATCTTTAATGAATATTTTGAAGAAGAGATTTTAAACGAAAAAAATAAAGTTTGTTCTTACTTTAACTTTTCCGGTGCAGAGCGCAAAGCTATTGATCTTGCATGCTTGTTTACTTTTTCAGATCTAAGAAGAATGCAAGGCGAAGTACGATATAATATTGCAATATACGATGAGCTATTCGATTCATCTTTTGATGAGAAAGGCATAGAGCTAATTACAGCTATTCTTAAAGAGAGAGTTGAAGAATTGGATGAATGTAATATTATTATCTCACACCGTAAAGAGTCTATTAAGTCAGTCACTGGAGACGTAATTTATCTTGAGAAAGAAAATGGTATTACCAGAAGACTTGATTATATGGAGATTTAACTATTGAATTTTTAACATTGTAACATAATATAATATATGTCGCTAATGTTACCTCAACCTTTTGTTTCACCTTTTGCATCTCCGTTTGCAAGTAGACCAGGAATTAATTCACATCCACCGTTAAAGGTATCATCACCTCCTATTTCACCTGGTGATTTAGGTTTACCGAGATACCTAAACTATCTAGGTGACTTAACTGGATGTGGTCACTGGCGTATGCTCTGGCCAGAGCAATTAATTAATATAAGAGGTAACGGATGCTCTTCTTCACTAACGAGCATGGTATTCGACCCACGTTGGTATCAAGGTCTTAAGTGTATTAAGATACAAAGACAAGCAAGTAAGGCTCAGAGAGATTTTGTTCAATTTCTTAAAAGTATTCAAAAAGAACATGGATTTAAATTAATCTACGAAGTAGACGATGTAGTATTTGAAGAGGATATTCCTGATTATAATAAATTTAAATCCGCGTTTGTTGGAGGAGGTATTAGACAGAATTGTATTGACATTATTAATATGTGTGATGAGGTAACTGTCACGTGTCAGTATATGAAAGAGCTATATACTGCTCGGACCGGTAAGCAAGAAATTACAGTGTTGCCTAACTTCGTACCAGACTTCTGGATGGGGCATCTTTATAATAGACGTAAAGTCGTTGAGGCATATGATAAACATTATAAGAAGCCAAGAATTCTATACACCGGCTCCGGCGCTCACTATGATGTAGATAATAAGGTGGGTGGTAAAGATGATTTCGAACATGTTCTTAAACTTGTTATAGACACTCGTCACAAATATAAGTGGGTTTTTGTAGGAGCTTTTCCACCACCATTACTAGAATACGTTAAGTCTGGTGACATAGAGTTTCATCCTTGGCAGAATTTACTTAACTATCCTAAATTTATCGCTAACTTGCAAGCTCAAATTATGATTGCACCACTGCAAGATAACAACTTTAATAAATCTAAATCAGATATTAAATTTGTTGAAGCTGCAGTTTTAGGCATTCCTTGTTTATGTCAAGATCTTGTTACATATAGTACTGCACCTGAAAGTCTCAGATTTAAATCTGCTGAAGATCTTAAATTTAAACTTGAAACTATCTTAAGCTATAAGAATCGCAAACAGTATAAGGAAAACATCGAGCTATTGAGAGGGTATGGTTTAACTCGTATTATGGAGAATGAAGAAAATATCGGATGTCATCTTGAGGCTCTAAACACACCGTATAACTCTCCAGATCGTAAATATCTTAAACGCTGGAATCCATAAGACACTATTGAATTCATATCGAACTACATTATACTGTATTTAGATGTACCGTAATGCAGTTTATAATAGTAAAGAGCGTTGTATTAACCTCTTTACCTGGGATGAGAGTGGCAAAAGAGTAACTTACTCTGTGTCACATAGTCCATACCTCTACGTAGACGATCCTAAGGGTGAGAAGGTGTCTATTTATGGTAGTACGATTAAGAAAAAGATCTTTAATAACAGCTACGAGCGTTATAAATTTATTAATGAATCAAAGATAAAGAGAGTTTATGAAAACCTTCCTGCTGCTCAGCAATATCTTATTGATACTTTCTGGACTAAGAACGAAGATAAGGAATTCTCTAAGAATCCGCTTAAGGTAGTATATCTTGACATCGAGACTTATAGTCCATCTTCTGGAGGCTTTCCAGATGTAGATAATCCTACTCATCCAGTAACAGTAATTACTTGTTATGACTCTCTTGAAAGGCATTTCTATACCTTTGGTATAAAGGAGTATGAGAATACGGCTGATAATGTTTCATACGTTCATTGTAAGAACGAGAGAGAATTATTTATTAAATTTATTGAGTATCTCGAACAAGATTATCCTGATGTAATATCAGGTTGGAATATTTTGCTGTTTGACATGCCTTATATAGTGAATCGGTGTGAACGTATTCTTGGTGAAGAGTCAGTCAAGAGAATGTCACCTCTTAATAACGTATATTTTAGGTTAATGAAAGGTAAGTTCGGTAGAGAGCAAAAGCGATATTACTTTGATGGTATATCTACAATTGACTACCTTGATATCTATCAACGATTCTGTCTCAAGCTTAGAGAGTCATATAAGCTAGATGCAATTGCTGAGATTGAGCTAGGAGAGAGGAAGATTGATTACGGTAATATCGATCTTGCAACTCTAACTGATACGAACTGGCAGAAACTGGTCGAGTATAACATTCAAGACGTTAATATTCTTATTAAGTTAGAGGATAAACTACAGTATATATCACTATTAAGAATGTTATCGTATGTAGGTCTATCTACTCTTGAAAGCTCGATGGGTACTATTTCGGTTATTAATGGTGCGTTAGCAATTAAAGCTAGAAGGAGAGGTGAAGTTCTATCGACGTTTGTAAGACCTGATAGTGCAGTAAAGAATCCAGGTGCTTATGTAGCTGAGCCTAAATCAGGGTTTAAGACTAATGTAGTATCATTCGATGCTAACTCTCTATACCCTAACGTAATGATCTCTCTCAACCTATCTCCTGAGACTAAGATCGGTAGGATTGAAAAGACTGATAAAGGTAACATCAATATCTACCATGTAACTGGTAAGTGCTTTGAGTTAACTCCTAAAGCGTTTAATGACTTCCTGGTAGCAGAAAAGTGTGCGGTAACGAAAGCTGGGTTTTTATTCTCACAAAAGAAAAAAGGTATTATCCCAGAATTCTTAGATCACTACTACAACGAACGAGTAGTAGTGAAGACTGAACTCTTTAAGGTTAAGAAGCAATTAAAAGCTATTGATGATATTATTGCAGCTGATGGGACTAAGAGAACAGAGCTGAGTCAGCAGAGATCAGAGATTCAATTTGAGGTTGAGAGGCTGAATACTAAACAGATGGTAATCAAGACACTCCTTAACTCTGTATACGGCTACATGGGCAATAAACAGGCACCTATTGGTGACGACGATATTGCCTCTTCTGTAACTCTTACCGGTCAAGCCGTTATTAAGCAGGCAGGTAAACTACTACAGCAGTATCTAACTGCTAACTACAATATAACCGACGAGCATACTTTAGATAATAGCTGGGTATATTCAGATACTGACTCTCTATACTTCTCATTACAATGTATTAATGATGTGGTACCTCTTAAAAGTGATAATATGGTAAGTGATGTGTTCTATAAAGAACTGCAGACGATTGAAGACTTTATTAATAAGGAGATTAATAGTTGGGCTATAAAGTCACTTAGAACTATTGACCCACGGTTCGTCTTTAAAAGAGAAAGTATAAGTGATGTAGCTTTATTCCTACAGAAGAAGAGATATGTTATGCATATTCTAGATGATGAAGGTATTAAGGTAGATAAGTTTAAGTATACTGGTGTCGAGGTTGTTCGTACATCGATGCCTAATGCTATTAAGCCTTACGCTAAGAAGATTATTGAGACGATGCTACTTACTCAGTCACTAGAACAGACTAATAACATATTGACTGAGACATATAATACGTTTAAGGACTTACCTATCGAAGACGTCGCGTTTGTTATGGGTCTTCGAGGGTATGAGAAGTATGCATCTAAGTGTAATGAGTTTAATATTGGAACTCGTACACCTATTCACGTTAAATCTGCTTACCTTCATAACTTTCTAAATAAGAAACTAGGTATTGAGAACAAGTATGAAGAAATCTCATCTGGTGATAAAACTCGATATGTATACCTGCAGCAACCGAATAAATATGGTATTGACTCGATAGGATTTAAATATACTTTTCCAGAAGAGTATAAGAGTATATTTAAAATAAATTATGAAAAAATGTTTGAAAAGATTCTGTTTTCAGGCATTGAAAGATTTTACCAAGGGGTTAATTGGCAGATACGAAAGCCGTCAGAAAACGTAACTTGCGAATTGTTTGACCTTTTCGGTATTTAGTAGTAGAAAAAACAAAATAATATTATAATATAACAACATGATTACAATCATTGATCAAATCGGCCGCGTCGTTATCGGTAAAAAAGTATCTGAGACCGACACTCAACTTACACTTAACAATCCAGTAATTGTTTATGTTAACCCTAACCAAGAAACAGGACAGATTCAAGTTCAATCGTTCCCGTATATCTTTGTAGAGTTTCTTGATAAAGAACATCGAGATAAAAACAACTGGACCTTTACAAAATCTAGCATCGTTATCTCTGATGTAGTTCTAGACTCTGCAATTCTTAATCAATATAGCAATATCAATAGTATTAAAACTCCTGAACCTGCTGCTGAGCCAGAAGTTATTAAACTTTTTGAAGACTAAAATATAATAACATAACCTCCTGCAACGCCTAATAATCATTAGGCGTTTTTTATTGATTTAATTCTCTGATACATTATAATGATGTATGGAAAAAGATATTAAAAGCGCATTAGACAGCTTAGACGAAATTAATCCTTATGCTACTTATCTAGATAAGAGCACTCTTAGTCAAGTTGATAGTTGGATTGATACCGGGTCGTATGCTCTGAATGCAATTATTTCTGGATCTTGCTATAAAGGTATTCCCATGGGACGTGTAACTGTACTTGCTGGTGAATCACAAACCTTTAAGACTGGGTTCTTACTCAGGGTACTAGCTAATGCTCAAAAAGGTGGTAAGACTGTAGTTATCTTCGACTCAGAAAACGCTGTTGATCCAGATAGCGCTACTGCTGCAGGTCTAGATATTACTAAAGTTAAGTATGTACCTTGTAAGACAATAGAACAGACTCGTAATGCTATTTTTAACTTCTTAACAAAGGTCGAAGAGAAGAAACTTGAAGGTCAATTCGTAATTGCTGTTGACTCGTTAAGTAACTTGCAGTCTGAGTTAGAGTATAAGCGAATGGATAAAGATAATACGAGTTCTGATATGGGTAGTAAAGCGCGCGCCATGAAAAGCTTAATGCAAACCCTTACCAATCTTGGAGCTTATACTCGTACCACAGTAATTGCTACCTCGCATGTGTATGATAATCCTGCTGAGCTATTTCCTAGTATTGAAAAGAATATGCCTGGAGGTAAGTCAGTAATTTATCTACCATCAGTAACAGTACAGATTGCTCGTAAGCCTTTAAAAGATGATGGAGGTAAGACTACAGATAGTAGCTTAACTGTTGGACAAAAAAGCTACTCAGGTATTATTCTACGAGCTCTGACTCGTAAGAATCGCTTCATTAAACAGTATCTTGAGGTTGAAATGTACCTATCTTTTACTAACGGTCTTAACAAGTACTACGGTCTACTTGACTTAATGACTGGTTTCAATATTATTGTACAGACAGGAGCGACTTATCAGTTACCTAATGGTCAGAAGCTAGGATTTTATCGTAACTTCCGTAAAGATAAGGAACTATGGGAGAATATACTTATACCTCAACTAGAAGAGAAGATTAATGTAGAGTGGAAATACTCTTCTAAACCTATACAAGACGAGGAAGCAGAACTAGACCAAGAATTAACAGATGAACCAGAAAGCACAAATGAATAAATTAGTATTAGCACTTTCAGGGGGCGCAGATAGTACTGTGCTTCTACACATGGCAGCGGATAGAGGGTATAAGCATATACATACTGTAACCTTTGATTACGGTCAGAGACACAACCGTGAGATCGATTGTGTTAAGACGCAAATTAGAGCTATACAAAAAAAATATCCTGGTTGTATCATTACAAATAAACTATTAGATGTAACTTACATAAAAGATATCTCACCTACCTCATCTCTAACTAATAAAGCTATTGATAATCCTGATATCAATAAAATTGCAGGTGATGCACAACCTGTATCATATGTACCTTTTAGGAATATGATGTTTCTATCTATCTGCTGCGCATATGCTGAGAGTATGAAAGCAGATACTGTATGGTATGGAGCTGCTCAGATTGACTCAGCAGCCGGCTACTGGGATGGTAGCGTTGAGTTTATTGATAACATTAATAATGTCCTTAATCTTAATCGAGAAACATTTATTAAGATTGAAGCACCTCTTATTGATATGTCTAAGTCGGAGATTATACTCGAAGGTAAACGACTAGGGGTATCTTTCGGTGATACCTGGACCTGCTACTCTAATGATAAGAGTGGATTAGCTGATGCTACCACTCCTTCAAGTAGCTTAAGGTTAGCAGGGTTTATACAAGCAAAATTACAAGACCCTATTCGATATGTCCAACAAGATCATATCGATATACTATATGCTAAGCACGAGTGTAAGAAGATTGCTTAGTCTATAGACCGTAGTTACGCAACTCTTGTAGCTGCCAACTAGTCTTGGGTTTAAATTTCTCAGTAAATGATAACGAGGCTTCATTAGAAGCCTTATTGTATCTATCTTTCTTAATTTGCTCAGTTAGGTATTCAGCTGTAGTGGATTCCATAAACCCTCTTGCCTTAGCTCGTCTTTTTTCCCATGGCTCGTCTTCGCCATCACCATCAACATCTGCTTTTGATGCGTCATACTCTTCATCTTCAAACTTAGAAGAAGAAATAGCGTCTTTAACTGGTTTAATTACATCAGCAAGATAAGCAGCAATAAGCTCGTAACCAGGTTCACGAGCAATTTTCATAATAAAGCTTTTTAACTGTTCAAGTGTAGTTATTTTACTTGCGATATAATCTTCTACCTGTTCGAGAGCACCTTCATCGATATCTACACCCTCTTCACCTAAGCTAGATCTAATATCCCTAATAACTCTTGCAACTGAAGCCTGTAAAAGAGTCGATTCATGAGCAGTTGATACCTTAGCCTTAGATGCATCATCAAGACCAGCAGCAATAACTTCAACGGCTGCTGCAGCTTCAGGGCTCTTAGCTTGCTTCTCTAAATCCTTAGCTTGGCGCTTCATTTCTATAGCTGCCTTCTGAACTTCGTACTTATCAACCCTACCACCAGAACGGCCAGCACCGCGATTTATTGACACACCCTTAACATATTGGCTTATTCCATTCTTAATAGCTTCGCCAACCTCGTCTCCTCTACTTACTATCTCTTCCTTCTTCTGGTCTAGAAGAGATAACATAGCTAACTGCTTACTTTTAAAATCTTTACCAGCTCTAATAGCACTATCATATTCCTCATCGGTAAGAATGTTGAGATCGATTAATATATTACCAATATACTTAATAGTATCGTAAGGGGCAGAGCTAAGACCAGCTGATTGTAGGTCTTTAGTAACACCACCAAAAGCGGGACTGATCTTTGCAAAAGGTGAAACACGAGCTTCGCCAACTAGTTGGGAACGGTTAACTAAATCGTTAAAATTCATATACCATTATTTATTGAAACCACACTTTTTAAGTAGAAAATATCTAGAATACAATTATCATTAGGTATATATGTGTTCAATTATTGGTGCTAATACCTTATCTAAGTTAGAGGTCTTATATGAAGCAAATGTCGAGCGAGGAACATTTGCTAGTAGCGTACTAGGGCTATATAACTACGACAAGCAGTATGTTCACAAGCAGGAAGGTATTATTGAGTTTAATAAGGTTAAGATAGATGACTCATTTGACTTTTTTATTAGTCATATGCAAGCACCTACATCATCTAAACGTAATTGGTCGCAAGATACCTCGCATCCCTTTGAGTCATTGAACTGGATGGTACTTCATAATGGTGTCTTGACTAACTGGAAGAGTCTTAATAAAGAATATACTCCATGGAATGTTAATCCTGTCGATACATCAGTAATAGCTAGTATGTTGCAGGAGTTCTCTACAGGTGATACTGAAGACGGTAAGTCACCACCACCTATTGATGTAGTTACTAAGGTATTAGAACTTCTTGAAGGTACGTTTGCTCTTTGTATTGTTAATACAAGTACTAATACAGTCTATCTTGCTCGTCAGGGATCACTTTTACACTATCATAGTAGTGGGTCATTCTCAACTCTACCCGGCAAAGACTATAAGTTACTTGAGGAGGGTGAAATCTTAATGATTGAAAATTATGACCCTTGGATTGCAGTAGGAGAGAACTATGATATGTGGAAATCAGTCGGTAAGTTTAAAACTAAATCACCTTTCTTGTTTGTATGAAATACTTTCTATTCTCAGCTACTAAAGGTAGCAAAAAAAATACCCTTCTCTTTAACTCTAGTACTGAAAAATGGTTCTTTAAAGAGAATAATAAAAAATCACTAGCTATAGTATATAACAAAGCTCTTCAATTCGGTAAACAGGAAGATGTTGACTTTGTTGTGCTGTGTCATGATGATGTCATTATTGAATCGACAGATTTTCTATATCGATTACAAGATCTACACAGAAAATATGATATTGTTGGAGTAGCTGGTACAACGGAGTGCACTATTCAAGAGCCTATATTATGGCATCTCATGGGTGGAGGCTTTCAAGGAGGTAGCTTACGTGGTGCTGTATCTCATGGAGACGCTAATAACAAACACATGACTAGTTTTGGAGCTTTTCCGAGCCCTGTAGTATTAGCTGATGGTGTTTTTCTATCTGTAAGTAAGACTGTGTTTGATAAAGTAACCTTTGATGAAACCTGTCCGTCTAAGTTCCATATGTATGACCTTTCATTCTGTTTAGATGCTAGTCTTGCTAAATTAAGGGTTGGTATTGGTGATATTTTAATAACTCACGCTTCACCAGGACTTAGAGAGTTTACTCCTGAGTTTTTAGAGGGTCAAAAGTGGTTCTTATCAAAATATCAGCAATATGCTGGTAAAAAGTTAACTGTATAGCATTCATTACGAACCATATTATAATAAAGAAGTGAGTAAGCTCGATTTAGGTTTCTTTGAACATATTATCATATATAAAGCGTTATCTGACGCTGCATATTTAGCATCTATCGTAGATCATGTAAAGCCCGAATTCTTTAAAACTAAAAGTATTGCTACTATCTTTAACATCATTAAGGAGTTTAATGATGCGAGGAAGAAAGCACCTACTATTACTGAGATTAAGTCTTATCTAGTAACAGATGAGCTTAAAGCTACGTTTAAGACTCTAGTCCAGTCATTTAACGACATAGATAAGAATCTTAATAAGGATGAACTGTATGCTAATACGGAGACCTTCCTAAAAGAGAAGGCTGTTTATCATACTATGCTTAGTATCGCTGAAGATGTAGCGAAAGGTACTGTTGATACTACTGTAGCTCTCGATAAGTTTGAAAAGGCATGTAATATCAGTCTAGTTACTGATATGGGTCTAGATCTCTTCAATAATATTAATACTATTATTGATGATCTTAGTCTTGTTAATAGTACTATACCAAGTACTTGGCCTTGGCTTGATGAAGCCTTAAATGGTGGGTTTTTAGAGTCGGGTAGAGCGTTATATGTGTTTGCTGGTGAGACTAATATCGGTAAGTCTATCTTTCTCGGTAATATCGCTTCTAATATGGTAAAGCAGGGTAAAAATGTACTACTTATTACTCTAGAAATGTCAGAACTACTGTATGCGCGACGGCTATGCTCTAACTTAACTCAGATTCCTATTCGTGATCTAGCAGCTAATGCATATACCCTACGTCAATCGATTACAGACTGCAGTCAACAAGGTGCTGGTAACCTTTATATCAAAGAGTTTCCACCATCTACTATTACTCCTAATCAGTTAAATGCTTTTGTTAAGAAGATGACTGATAGTGGTGTTAAGATTGATGCTATTGTACTAGATTATCTTAACCTAATACATTCTACTATCGGTAGTAACTCATATGAACGAATAAAGCATGTGACTGAGCAGGTAAGGGCTATGAGTTATACCTATAACTGTCCTATTATTAGCTGTACGCAGTTAAATCGTAGTGGATTCGGTAATGATAACCCAGAACTATCGACTATCTCTGAGAGTATCAATCTAGCTGCTACTGCTGACGTAATTGTATCGATTTATCAGAACGAAGAGGATAGAGAGTTAGGTATTATTAGGTTAGGTATGATGAAGAATAGGTATGGTATGAGAGGTCATACTCAGCCCATGAGAATTGACTATACTACTTTGACTATTACTCAAGCTGATGATGTAGATGATTTTGAGGATGAATCATTTAAGAGTCTAGCTGCTTTCACCGGTTGAAAATATTAATCTCATTAATAAATATATATTAATGAGAATTTGTGTATGGACAGATTGTGATCTTGATGGAGCTGGTAGTGCTCTTCTATTAAAATTCCTATATAGAGACAAATACACAACCTTTGATATTAAGGAGGTTAGAAAGGACAAGGTTAATGACTTTGCAGGAGAGTTTAAAGGGTGGTATACTAATATTGATTGGTATGATAAAGTGTTTATTACTGATCTTTACGTTCCAAAGGAAATTACTGAGTTAGTTGATACAGAAAAATTTGTGATCATTGATCACCACAAGACATTCGTTGAAGAGGGTAAGGATCGATTCAAAAAAGCTAAAACAATCATACAACTTCATTCCTCTACCTCTGATTTGATTTATAATAAATTTAAAATTAGTGAAATTCAAGCTTTTACACCTCAACATAAGGAGCTAATAGACGCTATTAATAGTTATGATATATATGATCTAAGAACTCCTACTCCAATAAAATTAAATTCAGTTTTTAACTCATATAACTATCCTCGAGTAGAAAAATTTATAGAAAACTTTCAAGACGGTCTAAGAGAGTTTAATATACAGGAGCAAAACGCAATAAAATATTTTATAAGGTATCTCAAGGAGCAAATAGATACAACTGAGTGTTTTCGAGGAATGATTAAAGATTATTCTGTGGTTAGTTGTTGTTGCTCTTTTGCTGTTAATGAAATGGCACAAGTATTACTTAAAAAATACAATTCTGATATTGTTATTTTAATTAACATAGATACAAAGCAAGTCTTCTTTAGGCGATCTAAGGGTTGCACTGCTAAGTTAGATGTAATAGCTAACAAATTGTGTGGTGGAGGAGGTCAAGAATACGCTGCAGCAGGATATATTACAGAAACATTTCTTAATTTTACAAAAATACTTACACCATGCAGTTAAACACTGATATAGAGACGCCTTCCTCTAATATAATGAAGAATGAGACAGAGCATCTCCTATTATCGTTCTGTACTCTGTGCAGTTTACTAAAAGGAAAGAAACTAAGCATGCAAAACGTTTTTGTTATCGTTTTACAAGAAGAACGATTGAGAAATATACTAAAGGAGTTATTATGTGTAGATACGACATACGAAATAGTTAAAATGTTTATAAGTTATGAGCCTCTAATACCTGTTAGTAAGTATGTTACTAAGTATGAAAATACAGTCGAAGCCTCTTAATGTAATCATTAATAATGTTATTAATTGGTTAATGTGATCAAATTCACCCTGTCCCAAATCCCTTTTTAATGTGCAAATGTATTTGAGAATAGAGCTGGCTATTGTTATCATTTGGTAAATGTTATCAGTTTGACTCATCCCAAAGTGAACACATTAAGTTTTTATTACTTCTCGAAACATTCTACCTTGCACATTAATAGAGTAAAATATAGTAAGTTATAATGCATTTTGGGAGTCCAAAGGAGGTTTATTTTATTCATTTTGTCCAGATTGTCACACTTTAGGTTGAAAACAAGCAAAACAGTAAATTTACTGGTAAAAAAGTAAATTTACCAGTAAAACGGTAAAAACAATTTACCGGTAAATTT